CTTAGACCGCTTCGATGGAGACATACGCGCTTCTTTTGCGTCCTTCGTAGGAATAGGCGTGTCACCATGGTCTGACTCTGCATTCCTAATCCGTAATAAGAACTCCTCTCTATATGCCTTAGGCGTATCGGTCGTCCCAATGGACTCTGAAGCCTGTTGTCTAGCGTTGGTTGACACAGGGGTTTCTGCTATAGATAAATCAACTCCGAAGTCTTCGCCCTCAAAAGTTCCGGCTGGAGTTTGAGGAATCTTTCCTTCTGGGACGTCCACATCGCTCAGCTGCGCTGAAGCTTGTTGTCTTCGGTTTCTTGCGCTAGCCGCGACAGGAGCGTTATTAGCCCTTGGTGAACCGTCTTTGTTTTCGATAGAAGGCAACAGGGACGAGTCTCCGGGTTCTTCAGAAACGTAATTGAACACAGGAGCCTCGCGTTTGACGTTAGATAGGTCAGTGACTTCCAAGTCTACTTTCTTTTCCAGCGGTTTCGGTTCCAATGGTTTTGTTCCTGATTCTTCTTGTCGTAAGACTTCGAGCTTTTTTCGTTCTCTTTGCAAAGCTCTGATTCCTCTTTGGTGCGGCGTCTCATACTGTCTCTGAAGAAGCTCAAGCATAGAGCCAGCTCCGTAAAGACTTAGAATGCTATCTTCCTGTTCTTTAGTTATGTTGAGTTGCTGTCTAGCCGCTTCTACGTCTTTTTGAGTAGTAGGCTTCTTTGCAAACTCTAAGCCTCTTATAGGAGGCGTTGTTTCCTTAAAGATGCTTTTACGGATATTGACATCGATGAGTTCGTCTGTACGGCCCTTAATCATTTCGTATTGCTGTAATGCCGTAGGTTTCCCCATCCTACCTAAATGTAACATATCGGATTGGTTTTGGACGTGTTCTAATGTTACTTGGTCCTCCGCAAGTATCATAGGAATAACGGAGTTTGAGCTTTCGAGCGTTTTAGCTCTTTCCGCTATTTCTGCTAACTGTCCTATGTTTCCTCCGCCAACTGTTAAGACTCGCTCCATGTCCATTGCAGCCACGGGGATACTAGAGGCATACTCTTTTGCGATTCTATTCTGGCTAGGAAACGGTCCTACGTTTCTAGCAAGTGTAACTACGGCGGACGCGCCTACGAGGTCTTTGAGTGTACCTTCATTGAAAACTTGGTAATACTCTTCTCTTTTTGCTATTTGCTTTTCAACGAATTCTATCTTCTTTTCTTGCTTGAACAGGTCACCCTCCTTCTTAGGGTCTCTCATTACGTCAGCAAATCTTTTTTGGATTGCTGCTGTTTCGCTAGCTTTTTCTTCCTCCGTTCCCCCTCTAACGAACCTTTTCTTCAAGTCAGCAATAGTGAAGTCTTGTTCTTTCGCTCTGTTTTTGAAAAAGCCTATTAAGCCTTGTTTCAACTTGTCGCTTTCTCCTTGAAGTCTTTCGGTTAGTGCCTTTTTTGACTCTTCAGTGCCTAAACGGCCCTTGAACTCTTCCTTATGCCCTTCGACCGCACTCCTAATGTCGTCATAGTAATCGGTAATAAGACCTCCTGACAGGCTGTTTAGTTTGCCCTTGCTTACTTCAGTTAGTTGAGTTCCGTTTCCGTCCAAAAGGAACTCCTCAACAAGCGCCTCAGCGGTCTTAAACTCTTCTCCTTCAGCAAACTCTACTCTTTTTAGGCCCCTCAAAAGGCTGCTTAAGTTATTAAGCTTATCCATTCTAACGTAGTTGGCGCTGTTTTTAGCGATGAAAGCGTCAGTAAGTGCGTTTTGCTGCGAGAGTAGTTGGTTTGCGTTCGTTTTGAACTCAAGCATAAAACGAGGAATGTCGTCTTCGTTCAGCTCTCCGATGACCTCCTCCATTTCAGGGAAAAGCTTTAACAAGCTCTCTACGCTTTGTATGTTGACGATGACTGGTTCCGCTGAGGAGATGGTATTCTCCGAAGTCCACTCAGTAAGAACTTTAAGCGCTTTTGTGTTAGCCGCTTTGAAAGCGCCTTCGCCTTCTTCTACCTCTTCTTCTCTTGCCTGTTTTTCTGCTGTTTCAACGGCATCGAAGAGAGAAGCGAACTCTTGGGTTTCTCCGAACTCCTGCCCGTCTACCACTAAAGCATCGCCCATTACGTCTAAGAGCATTCCTAGTCTTTCGACTTCGTCTGGGCCTTGGGTTTTAGCTAGCATGAGCAGACCTGACTTACCGTCAGGGCCGACAAGGATGTTGTATAAATCGCCCTCATTGGCCGCTTTTTGCAAGACTGATGCCGTGTCGCTTTGCAAGTCTCCGTTTCCTTTTACTATTTGAAAAAGAGAATTGGTTATTAGGTCTTGCTCAATGCTCTTGGCTTTTTCTTTGAACGTTCCCGCAGTCTTCCCTCTGTTCTCTCTTACGAACCTGCTAGTAGCCTGAAGGAATCCTGTTTTCTGTTCCCCTTCTAGGTTGTTCGTTTGAATGAACTCTTCAAGAAGGTCGTCGTGAATCTTGAGCGCATCTTCTTCAGTGATTTGAGCTTCTCCAAATTCGCTTATCTTATTCGACATCTTGTCTGCGTAAAAACGAGCGTAAGAGTCCGCTAACGAAGCGCCCTTTTTTCGGTCAAAGACAATAGAGTTCAAGGGAACCTTCTGCTCTTCAGTTCCTTCAGCGTTCACAGCAACGTAAGCTTTCCCTAAGCTCTGGTCTGCTTCTTTTTGAAGGTTCTCCGCTTTTGAAGCCTCTTCACTAAAGAAGCTTTCTTGCTCTTCGGGTGTCATCGAGCTTAAGAGTTGCTCAAACTCACCAACCTGTTGCTTCTCCTGAAGAACCTTTAACTGTTCAGCTTGCTGCTTTACCGTCTCGTTTATAATGCCTCCTCTAAGCTTTGAAATCTCTAGGTCGATGAGTGCTTTTTCTCCTGCGATTTCGGTCGTCTTAATTCGACCTTCCATGAGCTTCTTTTCAAGCTCAATCTTGTCCTTGTTTTTCTGATACGAACTAAGCTCGTTAAGGATTCCACTGGCTCCGCTAAGAGCTTCCGCCATTCTTCCCATGCTAGTCTGGGACAAAGCCACTGGGCTTTCTTGGGCGATTGAGTAGGTTCCTGCTGGACGCACTGTGGAGCGCACCGTGTAGCTTCGGTTGAAGTCCTCTGCTTCTACTCTGCGGTCAGTAGATAAAAGAGACGAAAGTGGGTTCTTCTTGCTGGCCATTTATTTAGTTTCCTTGGTTATAGAGATTGGTAGATTCGATAGCGGTTCTAGCGCGTTGGATTTGAGTCGCCTGTTGAGCAGAACTGAAAGAGCCTAATGCGTTACTGTACGCTTGTTGTGAAGCTGCTACGCCAGCACCAGCGTTTTTGATTTGAAGGTCCAACAAGGTAGACTGCTTATTGTTTAAGGCGTCTAGTTGTTGTCCTTGCTTATACTGACTCATTCCGCCCGCTATCGTCTGACCGATGCTTAGCGCTGCTCCCAAGTAATTAGGCTTTTGAATAGGCTTGTTGATTTGAGTCATACGGTTGACGTATTGGTTACCTGCATTCTCAAAAGAGAGACGCTGTGCGGTTGCGTTCATGCGCTCTTGCATCGCCATCGCGGCTTGATACTCTGCGTTTTTACGTGAGAACTCGTCAATGGCTAACCCAACTGAAGTTCCAGCAACCCCGGACTCTTCTGCGGAAACGATTGTTGATGAAATAGACTCGGCAGTTTCGCGGTTAGCTTTGACAGCCTCTAGGGACGCTGCTGTCTCTTCGTCGGCTTGCTTCTGTCTTTCAGCTCGCTGAGACAGCTGAAAGCGCCTCATCTCCCTCGCCGAGGCTTGCTTCTGAGCGGCCTCCTGAGCTTTCGCTTGCTGGCGTTGCCCCGCGACCGAAGCGGCCTGTGAAGCCACTGACATAGCCATTGCTGTAAGTCCTAAGTCACACATTATCGTTATTCTTTTTTATGTTAAATCTTCTTAAAAATTCCCCTTGAACCTCTATAGGTTCGCCCAGCTCAGCTCCGCACCACTTAAGCCATCGAAGGCATACTAGATTGTCCGAGTGTATCCAATTAGAAACCTCTCCATACAAATCAACAAAAGAGTCAATCCAACTTCGACAGTGCCTTAGCAAGGTGAGAGGGTTTTTATCAAGCTCTTTGGTGCCCAGAAGCCAGATGTAAGCTTCTTCCTTCACTCCGGCTCCGAAGATTGCCATCACTTTCCCTTTTTTAGAAAGAAGAGTGAAGGCAATGTCGCTGTTATGAACTGAATACTCTACGGCATCACTAGGTGAGTAACCAAAACAAGACACCTCCAACTTGTCTATCTCCCTCATATTCTCTATGAGGTCTCTAGCGTGTTCGTCTGTGGTGAGGACTACCGTGTGGCTCCCTTTTACGTGTTCTATTACTTTATCCATAACGACGAGAGCGTTGATGTACGAAAGCCTCAAACTCCGCGCTTTGTAAGTTACAAGGAGCGGCGGTTTCGTTTTCGATGGAAATTTTAGTGCCAACTGCGTTAGCAAACACAGGGAACCTTGCGTTGCCTGTCTCAAGAGGCATAGCACCTTCTAGCGTCTCCTGCACCACCGTAGCGTTAAACTCGCTGACTGCTGTGTCTCTAAGATGAGGAGTGACCTTTACTTTGAAGTATCCAGTGTCGCTGTAGAACATGCTTAGATTCTTGATACGCATGTGACCGACTGAAGGAGATGTAGTGTTTCCAGCGGGTGCTTTGAACATCATCTCGGAGAACGTGTAAATCATGTTGTACTTGATGCCCACGTAAAGCTTTTCAGCGCTGCCTGTGAGACCTCCTCCCACCCTGTTGTTAAGAAAGGTGACTTTAGTCTCTTTGCCGTCCTGAGTTTGAACTGTGTTTTGGATTTCAAGACCGTCCTTTGTGTATACGGAAAGAGTCTCGTCGTTGGCTATTTTGTAAGGAACATTGAAAGTGGGGACATCAGCGGTCGCGTCTAGCGTCACTTCTTTGCGTCTGTCTAGGTGAGTATTGTAGCCCTCCGGGTCACGTCTTTTACTCTCTAGGTTAATCTTAAGCAAGAGCGTCTGAGAAGTGTCTTTCATTGCTTGCACAACGTAAAGCTCTGAGTCAATGAACCCTACTCCTCTTACCCCTCCTTGATTGAGAGTGAACTTGCCCCAAGAGCTTAAAACCTTTTCATTGCCTTTGAAGAAATACCTATAGACGTAGACATCCTCTCCATCAGAAACAGCGATGAGATTCTCGGCGCTGCTCCCGGTCATCGAGCTTAGTCCTCCTTCGCTTCCTTGAGGAATATACTGAGGAACGTGAGCAGTGATTTCGTTAGCGTCGAACACGTCAGTAGAAGAGTTAATGGTGAACTCTCTTATGCCAGCATAGTCTCCGCGCTTGAAAGGGAAGTAAATGAATGAACCCAGAGCGATGGGTTCGACAGACTTGTCGTAGTCATACTCTGTGATTTGGTTAATCGAAACAGTCTTTGGCGTCAGTAGCTGTCCGCCCTTTAGAACAAACTGACAAAAGTCAGAGAAGATGACTAAGTTGTCTTGGAACGCTACAGCAGCCCTAAGCTTTGTGACTTTGTCGGAAGACACTGAGACATCAATAGGGTCTCCGTCCAACAGAGAAGCTACAGTAGTTCTGTAGAAGTTATAGCGTTGGATATTAGTGTCTATGTCGTAACGTCCAAACTTGATTTCACTCATTGAAATAGCGGACTCCGACAAGAAACCTAAGCGGCCTTTGAACTGAAACACACCTGTGATTTTAGCGCCCACGAACGAAGGGTCTGGGTTTGAATCAGCGTCTCCAGTTTCCAGTTTGTCAAGAGGCATGTGGGTAAGCTCAAAGGAATCCAAAGCAGTACTCTTCAACAAAAGAGGCATGGTGTTGTGCGCTATTCTGTTGTTTATGGAATCACCGCTAGTCTCATACCAACCGCCAGAGCCTACCACATCGTCTTCGGTGTCGGTGTCGTAACCGTTGAGTCTAAACTGGACATACCTATCGTCTTGAGCAGCCTCCGGGTCTCCTTGAATGAAAATCTTAAAGTTACGCGGAGCGACTACTGGGAGGTCAGAGATACTAGCTACGCTCTTGTGCGCTACGCCTATCCCGTCTCCTGCTATGGAATCTTCCACTGTGATTGTGAAGTCTTTAGTAGAGGATATTGAACCCACTGACGCAGACTCAAGAGTTACTGTAAAAGAAGAATCAGACGCTACTGAATCGAACTCTAAATAGGCAGGGTTGCTAGAGGCGTAGGTGTCTTCAATAACCGCAAAGTTATCGGTTGTCTCTATGTTTAAAGGCTTGTCGTAGAATCGCTCAGTAGTTGAGTAAGGAGGAGAGCTATATCTAGTGATGTATGGGTCTCCGATTGTACCACCTTCAAAGAGGTTTCTTAGAATGAAATCAGAACGCGATTCTTCCGCTCGATTGTATAGTCTATTATTATCACCTTCGTATTGAGAAGAGCCGGAGTAAGTCCAGTTAGTATACGTGTCCTCATTTGTGTTAATGGTGACGCCATACTTACGGTCGTAGTCTCCTTGTTTAATGAACACCAAAGCCTTAGAACTAAGAGGAGCGCTAGTGGTGGTGTCTTTTGAAACAGTCTTCTTGGTGTTAAGAACGTAGGTTACGTCTCCCGTAGTTGACATCTTTAGGTCAACATTGGGAACACTGCTATCGCTGTTAAGGTAGTTTCTTGTGTCTAACTCTAGGTCTGCGCCCGCTGCATTCTCTACTGTATACTCAATGACGCTTCTAGCTTCTCCTGAAGAGCTGCCATAAAGCTTAAGGTTTTCTCCGGCAATCTTTACTTGTTTGTTTTCAGCGTCCTCCGCTACAGAAAGAACGTCATACATAGTACTGCCTTTGCTTGGTCCCTCGACTACTCTGGCGGTTCCTAGTCTGTTAGCGTCAGTAGGGTCCACAGTCACCGGACACTCCTGAGTAAGCGTAGCGATTACATAAGTTCCAAACTCTTCTACAGATTCAACAACACCGTAATAGCGCTCTTTGATGGTAGCTTGAGCGCCTGTGTTTAAGTTGAAAGCTGAAACTACGTGTGAGCTACTTGCGTTTTCTCTTGGTTTTACGATTACAACATAACGCTCGTCGTCGTCTCTCTGAATAAAGTGAATCTTCGCGTTTTCGTCGATAGAAGCGTTGTCTATTATTCTAGCAACATACTCGCTAGATGGTCTTTTTTGTAGTCCATCAACGATACTAGGAAGCGCGTTTTCCTGCTCCTCAGCTTGGCCTGAGAAACGCACAGCGTCAGGCTGCTGAGAAACCCCTTGGATGAGGTTGCTTACAGAGGTGTTGATTAAGGGCATTAGTAAATGTTGTAGTTACGCTGGACGCCGATGCGTCGATACACATCTTCACTGTCGAAAATAGTGCGGTCGGAAGACTGAGAGTCAAGTTCAAGAAGACGAGCGCGAGCTTGCATCTCGTCAACAGCAATAAGTGATTGAAGCTCACTACTACCCACCATTCTTCCTTGGAAGATACGAGAAGCGCGGAGCGTGATGTAACGTCTAGCCACTTCTGGAAGTTCATCCCAATCAAGCTGAACTGTGAGGTCTATTTTCAAAGTCTGAGAGAAAACGTCAGTGCGGTCCTTGCGGTTATAAAGATACAAACCGCGCTGGATTACATCACTTGTTTTGTCTTTAGCGTCAGCAAATAAGGTATTGTCAGGAAGACGTAACTTACCCGTAGGTTCCTTGATTGGTTCGTAGTCAGTGACTGTATTGAAGTGCCACTCTTCGGTCTGCACCTCTTTAGAGGATTCCCTGAGAACGATTAAAGCAGTGCTAGCTGAAATAGGAAGAGCTGCTTCGTTTGAGATGGAGTTTACAGGCGATTCACCAATATGCGCGAGCATTTGGTTTACGCTTTCTAGTTCGGTAGTGAGAGCCATAATAATAAAAATCAACAGCGCCAACGGCGTAGAGCCAGCGCTTTTCTAGTAGGACGACCCTTTGAGTCTTTCATCGGGCCTTTAGCACCCTTCATTCGGGCACAGAACGAACGCCTCCGGGCTGCTCGTTTACCTTTAGGGTTTTTCTCCGTTACAGGAGCTTTGAGATTTGAGCCAGTCTTACTGTTGTAGTAGTCTCTCCCTTTTTTAGTAAGACCTCCTTTTTTAGACTTATGCTCAACTCTAAGGTTTGCTCTTTTCTTCATAAGAAAAAAAAAGGGGTCTCCAAAGATAATTCTAAGGAGACCCCTTTAAGGGTTTAAGGGTTAGGAGACAACGCTCACAGCAGCCTCTGGGCGGAGGATACCATGACCCATTGCATACTTAGCGAGCATGAGGGTAGCTTGCTTCTGCATTGAGTACTCGGACTCAACTGCAAGGTCCATAAGCTTGACAGTACCGATAGCGGTCTTCTGTCCAGCAATGAACTGAAGGGTGTTAAGACCTGCATCGAGATATCCTGCACCTCCAGTGCCTCCGTCAGCGTCATCGAACGGGTTGTTCTTAGCGTTTGAGTCATCTCCGTCAACGGCGCTAATAGCGATGTCGCTGAGGTGAGTAGACTTGTAGATGTCAATACCAACAAGCTTAAGCACTTTACCTCCGGCAATGTTACCGGCTCCACCGAAATCACTATTGATTGCAGTACTGTCACTACCAGCAAGCAGGTAGTAAAGCTCAGGAGTAAGAACAGCAAAGCGGTCTTCTTCGGGAACATCGTTCTCGTCAAGCTTTTGAGCGATAAGACGGAACGTTTGGATGATTTTTTCCGCAGTAGCGAGGTCATCAGGTGCTCCTCCGCCTCCTCCCAAGTCGATAACAATACCTTGACCAGCGTCAGGGTTTGCGCGAGACGCAGCGTTCGTTTGAGAAGCAGCTACAAAAGTACGCATGGTAGCGAGGTCGAAACGCTTAGAAAGCGCACGTCCCAGCTCAGTGCTGTACGCAGAACGAACGTCATAATGCGACTTTAGTTCGTCGATGTTAGCGATTGAAGTAGCAGCAATGAGAACGTCATCAATGTTGATGATGCGCTCGCTGTGCTCAATGTTACTAGGATAGGTAGCTCCGTTTCCGTCTTCAAAGACGTCTTGACCCGGAGTGTGATACTTAGCAGTTGCCTTACCCATGGTAGGAAACTGAGCCGACTTACCGCTCGAAATAGTGCGAACAGTATGGAGGTCTTTCATAACGTTCACTTCTTCGAACGTAGAGAGAACCTCGTTTGCAAACACCTTGAGAAACAAGGCATCTTTATCTGCACCGGAACGGTTCTGACCGCTGCGGGATGGGGTGATTAGTCCATTAGCCATAATTGTAGTTTGTTAGGTTTGGTTTTT